CATGAATAACTACAAGATTATTAATTCTGGACAAGCGACGCAAGGTACAGATCTTGTAACTCTAGCCCAGCTTAACGGGGCTATCTCCTCCGGTAGTTCTGGATTGATAGCACAGCAGAGAGAAACTGTCTTGGGGAGTGAGGCTGTTAATGACATTCTCACGCTCACTGGGATAACTTATATCCCCAGCACTAACAATCTCTCTGTGTATAGAAACGGGCAGAGGCTTGAGAGTGGGGCAGACTACTCAGAGTCTGGTACTACTAACATCACCCTCACCTTCACTCCCAACAGTGGGGATAGGTTTGTCTTCCTTACCAATGAATCTGTAGATGGTGTCACTGAAGCCCCTCAGTCAATTAATGTCTTATATGAGCGTATAGTAGCTACAGCAGGGCAGACAGTCTTCACGATAGCTAACTCTTACATCACAGGCACTAACGCCATCACCGTGTTTGTCAACGGCTCTCTACAAACTATCTCTGAGTATGCTGAGACTAGCAGTGCTGTTATCACCTTCTCCTCTCCTCTTACTGCAGGAGATAATGTAGATGTGTATGTTGGGCAGTCTCTTGTCTCTAGCCCCATAAGTTCTACTTCGGTTATACATACACCTCCGGATGGGAGTCAAACCACCGTAGCTACCTACCTTAATAACAGGCACATAATTAATGTTAAAGATTTTGGTGCGGTGGGAGACGGTGTTACTGATGATTTTCCGGCCTTTACTGCGGCTAAGACTTATATAGAAAATCTAGCTACTCGTCCAGAGTTAGTTGTGCCTGCTGGTACTTATTACATAGACGGTGCTTTGTCTATTGACTTTATTATGAGAGGAGAGGGATCAAGAAACTCTGTTCTTTTGTTTGACAATACTTCAGCGGGGTATGCCCTGACAGTGGGGGCAGCTACTGTAACAGATTTTAACAAAGGTCTCATAGGCATAGGCTTAGAAGACCCCTCCACAAACAGCATCCTACATGGGATTCTTTTTAGGCATTGTGTACAAGGGCACGCTGTTGTTAAAGACGTTTTTGTACAGCAATACGACGAAGCAACCAGTAAGTCATTCTCCTTTGAAAATTGTCAGGATATAACTTTTGAAAATCTTAGCAGTCTTGGGGGTAATAGAGGTCTAGACTTAGATCCTGCATCAGGATCAAACACAAACCTTACCTTTATTAATTTTGACGGGCAGAATGATGCTGAGTGGGGAGTCTATGCTACCTCAGCAAATTGTGAACAGATAACTTTTATAGGAGGTGTTATTCAAGACGTAGCTGATGGTCAATTAGTTAATCTAGATAGTGTGGATAATTTTGGTTTTGTAGGGACTTGGTTCGAGACTACTTTTGCAACACATAAAGAAGTGGTGGCTAATAATTGTGCTAACTTAAATTTTACTAATGCCCATTTTACTAGCAACGGGGCTGAGGTTTTAATCAAAGGCACCACTAATGCCTCTTTTAACGGTTGTTACTTTCAGCCTCAAATAGCTGGCACTGGCGGTTCAATAAGACTAGAAGATACAGCGATGGCGACAGTCTTAGGCTGTAGTCCAGAAGTAAATGCAGTAGATGTTGGAACAACAGTTATAGCTATAGGGCATGATCTTACGGTCAATGATTTAGAGCCGGGAAGCGGTGTATATCACTCTTTTAACCAAGCAGGTAATATTTACTTAGGTACAAGAAGTGGGATAGAGCCTGAAGATGCTACAACCGAAGCTGCTAGTGGAATAAAGATAGAACCACTGGGGCAAGTTCAAGCAGCTGCCTATCAAGACACACCTTTAGTCGCCAATCGTGTGAGTAACGAGGGCGTTATCTTAGACTTACGCAAGGATGGCACTACTCACGGCGGTGTGTATGCAGGCACAGGGACGCCAGAAGCTGCTGTAGTAGCTCCAGTAGGTAGTCTATTCCTTCGATCCGATGGGGGGGCATCCACTACTCTTTATATTAAAGAGACTGGTACAGGTAATACTGGCTGGGTAGCTAAATGACCACTGAGAACATAATATAAATAACAGGAGGACTACATGTCCGAAATAAGTAGAAATATACAGGCTTCACAGTTGCCTAACCAAACTGTAAGCGTTAAAGATTTTGGTGCAGTAGGTGATGGGGTTACGGATGATACTGCTGCTATACAAGCAGCGTTTGCCGCATCTATAAGAGTGTTCTTTCCAGCAGGAACATACAAGACAACCTCCCCTATTCAGATAGGTAATGGAAACGCTCGTTATATCTACGGCGAGCACCGCAAGACTACAACCATAGAGAACGCAGTTTCGGATGTATTTAATGTAGGTAATACAAATGACGCCTCTGCCAGTATAATCGAAGGGTTGAGTATTAAGAGTCAAGTGGGAGGGGGACATTGTTTCGAAGTGAAGTATACAGTGTCTATGTTCACGCTAAGAGACTGCACAGTAACACAACAAAACCCCAATAAGTGTCTATGGCATCAAACCACGGGGTATGCTGGTGGTAATATTGTAGAGCGGTGCCACTTGATTGCAGCATCAACAGGTACAATGACTATCAACCCTTGGTTCCATCAGTCTAATGAAATTACAAACGGCTTCACTTTTAGGGATTGTCGCTGTGACTATTCAAGAGATGGCTTCCAGTTCTTTAAGATAGACACCACAGCTGCAACGTCCTTTATCACCCAAGGTAAGTTTGAGAACATGACGTTTGAGCTGACCTATGGTGGAATGATTTGGCTGGGCGGTTCTAGGTCTGTTGACATCGTAAACTGTCAATCTTACGATCTTTCAGCAGAACAAGACGGACATGGTATATTTATAGGAAAATCAGCCGGTGGTCTCTCTTCCTCTCGTTGTAAGTTGAGAGGTGTTGTGAAGAACACTGTTGGTGGATACACTCAATCTGCGACTAGTCAAGACATATATCTAGAGTCAGCAGGAGCGCACAACGTTATTATAGAGTCTTGCTACGCTTCGCTGTCTGCTATTAAGTTTAAAGTCGATTACCAAAATAACAGAGTGTTGCACATAGACCGTACATCAGACGCAGAGTCTACCTATTCAAATGATGGACGAGTGGCTTATATAGATTTTGGTGGGGACAAGATCGGCATCACTGCACATGCGCACAGAACCCTTACAGGTCTCTCGTCTAGAGAGCTTACCATCTCAGGGGGTTCCATATCTCCAACCCTCCTATACCATACAGTCGATACTGAAGCGAGTGCTGCAACGGATGACTTGGACACAATTACAACCTCAAGTTTACAAGAGGGAGATATTTTGACAGTAAGGGCAGTTAATGCAGCTCGAACGGTAGTACTTAAAGATGGGACAGGTAATTTAAAACTAGCAGGTGATTTTAGTTTAGACAATACGGAGGACACTATCCAGCTCTTGTTCAATGGAACCGACCTCCAAGAAGTCACCAGATCGAACAATGGGACATAGTAAACAGGAGGAAACATGCCTACACAAGTTGTGGTATGGAGTCAGAAGTATTGGTTGGTAGGTACTTTGCTTGCAGTAGCTGTAGGCATTGCTCAAGTATTAACAGCGGCAGCTAGAGGCGATGCGATGCCATTTATCAAAGTGTTATCAAGATTGTGGAGTTCAGTGGTTGGGGGTGCTGTCATGGTGTTCGTAGGCCGTGCCTTCAACTTAGATGTTGATATGATAATGATATTGGCAGCACTTGGAGGAGGTATGGGAATACAGCTCTTGGATGTCGGTAAGAGTATTTTAGCTAAGAAGTTTGGAATAGAGTTGGAGCGTAGGAAATGAGGGAGCACGCTGTGCGTGGAGGTAGGGGGCATGACGTTGTCATTAAAACCCCCTGAGTTAGATAAAGAGCTAAAAGTTATGGAGAAATAAAGCTGTCATCTCTCCACTGATCTGCTAGCTCCCAGGCTCTTCCTTTCACTTGGTGTGCCCAACGGGAGTCTAGCATTTCATTCACTACAGCACTATTATCACCAGCAGCAATAGCTGTTGTCATCTTCTTAAACCTCTTAAATCCCTCCATACCTAAATTATACACCATGTTTATAACAACCCCCTGTCTCGCCACAGACAGGGAGCTAAACCATATAAACTCTTCTATACATTTTAAATGTATAACTAACACTTGATCTCTAAGTATAAGCTCAGCGATACGCTTACTCATCCCTGCATCTAAATTGAACCCATACCCTATCGTATCGCACCCTGCGGTGCATTGATAGACATGCTTACTAAACCCCTCATGCTTCTTCAATTGCTCAACAAGTTTACTCATATATCACAACCCCCTGCGGTGCAGGCTAATGTCTGCTGCCCTTCTGTCATGTCAGCTTGCTCGTAAGAGCCAAGCAAACCCCAATTAAGCTCAGGCATCTTAGCCTTCATGTCCTCATACATCTCCTCATTAATCTCTTCGTAAGGTGCTTGCTTGTACGTATGCTCACTACGTGGCAAGAAGCTTATACCAGAGATGTCATCAAAGTGTTTATACAACCAAGCTCCTATCTCTAGGAATTCATCATCTGAATAATACACAGTGATGGATGGTTTGTGTTCACACCAGCTATCTTGGTAAATCTTCCACAGCTTAAGCTGTTCCATAGCAGACACATCAGAGGTACAGATAGCATTCTCTGGTGCTTTCTGGGGAAAGCTAAACACATAGTTGTTCTGATTCATAACATCCGCTTCGTGTGGAACACCTTGATCAATCATCAACTGGCTCAGTGGATCTTTAACATCAGCCCTCACTCGTCTGACGTAGTGAGAAGAAAAACGAGGATGAATACCGCTACTGCTGTTAACCAGCTGAGATACAGTGCCACTAGGCTTACAAAAGTTCAACATAGATCGTTACTCTATGCCCGCTTTAGGCGGTAGTAGTGAGTTTTGCTAATACCAAACTTTTCATGTGCTTCTTTAAAAGAATACTTTAAGACTTCTTCTTTATCGTATAGCTTAAATTTGCTTCCTGCTACACCGCACAACTTTTTAGTTTGATCTGAATGTGTCTTTCCTAAGAAAGGCTTAGCACCCCTACGGGCTGCTCTTAATTTACCCTTCCAATCTTCTACATTCGTTATAACAAAACCACCTTCACCGCCATCGGCTAAGTTTAAAAGCTTCCAATAACACTCTCTTCCATAAGAAATCCAATACTTCTCTGCGTCATTAGCTTCTTCTCTAGTTTTATATGTTTCCATAACAGTTAAAGTAAACTCATTATACTTTCTAATACAAGCATATAATGGAGTGCTCTTGCCAGACTTGGCTGCTTGTTTATGTGCAGCTATTCGTCTCTTTACATTGTTAGTGATTCCAATATAAAGGCTGTCTGTATCTTTAAATGTTATCCAATATAAAAACATCTTAACCTCACTGCCCTCAGATTTCTCTGGGGATCGGACTATATCTTCATCCCGTGGGATGTCATGCGCTTCCGCTCCACTTGGAGCGTACTCCGACTTCTCGGATAGTCTCTGAACCTTCCCCATCTCTGGGGCTTGGCTGCTGATTGCCCTATCTTTCAACTTAGGTTTCCAGCAGTTCACATGATTATCATTCATAAATTACTCTATGATGGCGCTAAACGTTAACGCAAGTGGTGGCAGTAGAAGGATTAACACCAAGCTTCTCAGCCCATTCTTTATTCGTTTCAACTACTATCTCCTTAAGCCTCTCTAGGAGGGCTGCTAGATCATCGTCAGTGCTATTAGACAGAACAGCGTTATCCATGATCCCTGTCAAGCTCACACCAAGCAAAGCTTCTTCTTCAGTGTTACGTTTCCATACACTTCTTAGGTATCGGAAGTCAGTGAGTGTGCTCTGTAACGTGCCAAGGATTGCAGCTTGGCGCACTTTGCGCTCAAGATCTCCCATTGTATCTCCTGCTCGTACCACAACTTCGCTGAGATTGCAGAACTGATTGGGTCGGAGGATGATCTCACTACATGGGTTTGTTCCAAAATCCCATCCACTATCTCTCCTGACATTCTTAGCAGCCTGTCTCTGGCTTGCCACTCTTGAGAAAACTCCCCGCTCTCCTGATTTTGATTCATATAAACTCTCCCACTCTTTCATAAATGATATTAGGTCAGGCTTTTCTGTATAACAAGCACTGTTGTTTGCTAACGCTCTTTGTCCGTTGTCTTCCCACCACTGTCCTGATTTAGCTCTCCTCATCCTGTCATCTGTTAAGTTGGACAGGGAGATAAGAGCACTCCTCCTAACCCCACCAACAACAACAATGTCAGCAATCTTACACACCAAGTCATGACATTCAATACTATTAAACTTGCGTCCTACAGCTGCTTTGAAGAGGTTAACTGCAAAGCTAAACAAGTCTTCAAGCGGCTGAGGGCCGCTAGCTCTCCCACCAAATGTTTTTAGTGGTGCTCCAGCAGCGCGTACTCGGCTAACATCCCACTTAGGGATCTGGCCAGCATAGAGCAGGGATATGAGCTGCTTAAAGCTACTAGCCCACCCTATCTTACTATCTGCTACGGCAATAGTTGTGTCACACTCATGCAACTCCTCTGGTATCTCTGGTAGCTTGGCAATGTATTGCCTCTCAACACTAAACCCAACCCCTGTACCACACATAAGGATGTACATAAGCTCATCAAAGCAACGTACATGATCAATGGCTAAGTAGCTACAGTTGAAGCCAGCTACATTGTCCCTGTTTAATGCATCCCCTGCTGTCATAAGACAGCGCATAGAGGGCATCACTTCTAAATCTATAATAGAATCTGCTAAATTCTCAGCCAAGGTTGCGTCTAAGGAGCCCCTATCTTCAAAGAACTTAATATATCTATGTACAGTTTCAGGCCATGTCTCTCTTCTACCCTTCTCTTCCACCCATCTAGCGTAACGGCTAAGGGCTATATACTCTGCGTAATTATCCAACTGTATTGTTCTCCTCTGTCAACTCCCCAATCCACTTCGTGTAGTTAGCAGCCTTCTCAATATCTCTAGCCATACTACCCTTGAAATTAGCTCTGCATGTGTATTTAATAGCATTCCCTAACAAATACCCTATGTATTGTTCTGATGTTAGCTTAGCTTTAATAACATCCAACACCTCAATACCTCCTACATCGTAGTAGGTGCTGTTCTTATCCCTGCTCATAATGTACCCCCATCATTTCCATTTCTATCAATGTTACCCACTCTACCATCTCCTATAATAGCCTCAAGTATTTCTATATTCTCTACAACGTCATCCTCTATATCACACGCATCACTGCCATCTCGTATCTCTCTAAGAATGTTTAATACGGAAGACACTTCACATCTACTTATTTGTAACATACTCATCACTCCTCTCCAGTCAATACTGCCCAACTCTCTGGGAACAAAGGCTCTATAATATCTCCCCATTGCTTAGCTAGCATTTGTATCTCCACTTGGCTATGACTATCAATACGTAGCTTATAAGCTCTAGCCCATGCTGACAGAGAGCCAGTTACGTAGTAGCTTGTCATCATACTTTGAGGTAACACCATACGCGCTTGTTCTGGTGCTACTCCTGAAGACAGCATGTTTTTATACAACCATTCTGCCTCGTACAGGAAGTCAGCATAAGCATCCTCTACGGGCAGCTCTGCTGTAGTTTCTCCGCAATTCCAAGTCAATTCTTCTACAACATCACCACCACTACCCTGCTTAATACTTCCTTCTGGCCTGCTACGCCATACATCAGGGGTGTAGAACTCAGGTTCGTCGTCTACATAACGTCTACTCACTTCGTTGTAAGTAAACCCTACCATGTGCTTAAAGCGTTGCCTAGCTACGAAGATAGGCACCTTCTCACGCATGGTCACATCAATGTAGTCAGGGTCTTTCTCAAAGCAGAC